TTGAAGTTCCCCAGGTTCCTGACTCATCACCAGTAGCTATTTCTTTAAGTCTTAAATCATTTACATAAGTAGCCATTCATATCTCCGTTCAATTGATTATATTACCTTTCTTCTGCATAGTTAAGCAACATCTTCCCAGTTAGGTGTTTGAGTGTTATTTATATTAGTAAATCCAGAAGATTGTGTATCTGTTATATCACTATAATTAGGTGTTTGTGAATCATCTACTAAACTATAAGCAAAAGGATTTCCTACCTCTCCAGTAGCTGAAACACCTGTTATAGATATTGTTGCTTTAGCTACAACCGTAAGAGATCCTACAGATCCTGTTGCAGAGACACCATCTACTGTAAATATTTCATTATGATGTACTGTTACAGAACCTACAGATCCTGTTGCATTAACGCCAGAGACAGGCACATTCGCCTCACCATCTACATCAACTGATACAGATCCTAGTGTTCCTACAGCACTTGGACATACAGCTACTGCTTGTGCGTTTACACCTACTCCAGATACAGCTCCAGTAGCAGATTGTCCAGTAGGAGTTACATTAGCCTCTGCATCTATAGAAGGTGTGCCTAAAGCGCTTGTAGCAGATTGGCCAGATGGTGTGACATTAGCTTCAGCATCTATAGTTACTGTACCAAGTGCGCTAGTTGCTGATTGTCCTGTAGGAGTTACGTTTGCTTCACAATCAAAAGTAGGTGTACCTACTGCACCAGTACCTGCTTGGCCTGAAACAGTAACGTTGTTATCACATTTGAGAGTTACAGTTCCTAAAGCAGATGTAGCTGCACTTGGAGCTGTAAGAGTAACGGGTATGGGTTCTCCCCAAGTACCCTCACCCCAGGTTCCGCGACCCCAACCTGTAATGTTAGCCATAGGCTACTAAGCTATTCTTATAATAGCCGTACTTGCTGCTGCCGCAGGGAAAACTACCGTAAAATCACCTGCGGTTGAAGTTTTGTCTCCACCAAAATCAATAGTAGCTATTGATTTATTACTATCAGATGAATTATAGATCATACAGCCTCTAGCGGTTACGGTAGCCGTACCAAAGGTTAAATCAGCAAAATCAGTAAAACCTGTAGTGCCGCTTGAAGTTGGATCTACTCTAGTAAGGTTTGCTCCTCCTGAGGTGTAATTAGTTCCTGATGCCTGTCCAGTAGTTGTAAACGCAGTAGTAGTAGCACCTAAAGTAGCAGAACTTGTATATAAAGCTAATTTAAAAGTGTCACCACCCGAGTTTTTAAAATTATGGATAGCTTCTAGCAGCTCTTTTTTAAAGCTGGTTGTTAGTGTTGATGTGATAGCCATATTTATATCCTTTTTACAATTTTAGCTACATCTTCTTCACCAGCCGTCATAAGCTCTTGAATCAAGGTAGCCTTATAAGATTTTATAGCATTATGTATATAAATCAAACTAACTTGGTATATCAAGTCTTTATAAGCTCTGGCTTGTTCTTTAATGTATGGATCTTCACTATTGCTTGAACTTACAATCTTTTCTGTAAGTCTTTCTGCCCAAAACTCAGGAGGATGGCCGCCATAGTTACTTGTTTTAGCCTCTATAAGGCCCAATCCTGGCATACCTGCGGGAGTTACTTCATCTACCATTTTTTAGGCTCTACTGACTTGAGATGAGAATCATGCCTATCTATCAATACAGGTTCTTGTTCTTGTTTTACTATTTCCAAATCATTTATACGTTCTAACTTGATTCCTTCTTCATCAACTAAAATAACGTAAGGGTTTTTTAACCTATGGTAACCGTAGAGTTTTTGTTCTGCTGGCACATCTGTATCTAATAACCCAGATGTATGTGCAACTTCAACTTGCATACCGGCTGATATACATTTACTTAACCAAAACTCTACACAAGCTCTACCTGATTCAGCAAAATGTAAATTACCTTTATAAGAAAAATCTATACCAAATAGTTTTAAATTAGCAACTTCATTCCAATAAGCAAAAGCAACTGCGTAAGCAACGGTATTGTTTAAATAGTGACAACTAGAATAAGAAACCACTTCTTCTAGGGGATATTCAACTAGACCAGGGCAACGATCATCTAACTCACAGGTGTATATTGGACCTTCATGATTTAACAAAAGTTCTTTCATGCTTTCAGTTTGACCGCCAGCATCATCTGTATCTAAAAACCTAGACGCAGGATCCATCATAAAAACTCTATCATGATAGATAACAGAACCTACTCCGTTAATAGCCCATACTTCATCAAAATGCACCCCATGAGATTTAGCTAGGTTGTAATCAAACCAACTTTTTCCCATACCCACAATAGCAATAGACTTGCCTTTAAGACTTTCAATCTTTTTCATTCACTCTCCTTATTTTACGAAACAGAAGTTCGTAAAGCATCATAACGGTATTCGTCTCTTCTTCCTCTTGCTTCTGCTTGATTTTTCAATCTCAAAACTTCTAAATTGAATCTTTTTTCATACTCTTGCATTAAGTCTGCATCACCTTTCATAAAGGTATATGCTTCTACCAAAGCACCATAAAGCAAACCGTTTCTAGCGTTATTAGACAACCAAGTGCCTGTAGTATCTACGGTTAAACTGTTTGGTTTGTATAAATAGTGTAACTCAATTGAATAATCTGCATCTGGAACTGGAGCTACAATCAAAGTAGATCCATTATTTGATGCTGTTGATAATTGTTTGTCAAAATCTGCGTAGTACAAAGGCTTTCCTCTTGCAGAAGTATCAGTAGGATCTGCATCAAACTCTCTCATAAATGTGGTATGTTTTTTATCTAAGTATTGATATGCGCCTGCGCTATCTATAATCGCTAATGAAAAACTTAATTGAAAGTCTGTTGGGGCGGTTAAATAAGTATTGCCAGTTGTCAAATTACCAGTTTGATTTTTTCTAAAATAATCTAACTGTATTAATTCAAATAATCTATCTTCGGCATTAATAATAAAATCATTCAAGGTAGCAACAAAAGTTGTCTCCTCATTTTCCACATAATTTTGTATTAGAGTCTTTAGTTCAGTTAATGTCATGACGTAGTAATTGTAACTTCACCTACTGATGCTGTCACTTTCTCAACAACGAAATTTGATGGCAATATAGATGGATTCATAAAATCATTTTGAAATATATTAGAATTTGTAACAACAACAAAACCCTCTCCTACTTCTTTATCGTTATTGGGTCTTGGTTGATATAAAGCTTCAGGATCTGCTTTTACCGTTATAGGTTCTAATTGTGGGTGTTTGGGTTCATAGCAGTTAGGACATACTTTCAAACCATTCCATTCTTGTTTCAATTCATTAAGTTTGTATTCAAACCCACATCTATCACATAAGGCTCTAGCGAATTTACCAACAGCATAAGCCATATTAATTCATCCTCAAATTAGGTCTTATCCTAAAAGATGCTCTGTCTTCATCTTGGTCTGCTGCTCTTCTAAACTCCTCTTCATATATAGCTTTAAGTTGCGGGGTAAGTTGAGGAGACTTCTTGAGCGACAGATAATACGCCAACCCCGCAACAAAACAGGGATAAAATCTAAAAGGCATGTCCATAGTGTTAGTAGCTTTATCAGCATCATCCATTCTTACAATTTTATTGAAAACTAATACATCTGTACTATTTTCTGGTGCTGGCCAAACTTTTAATACCGGAGCAGTTAACTTATCTAAGAAAAATTGTGAAGGCCTAGCTTGTGTTGCTTTGTTTGGAATATTTAAGTATTCAGATCTACTTATTCTGCTGATAGAAATATCTGTTTGGGTACTATTAACGTCTCTTCTTACAACTACATCTAGGACATCTATTACATTAGCATTTAATGTGTAATCTGTAGTTCCTTGTGTAACTGTTTGAGTACCTTGTTCAATTGTCCATTGATTCAAACCTCTATTAGCCCACTCTGCCAACATAAGATTTATAGATCTCCTGGCAGTTTTTAGATCGTAACCTGTCCTAAGTTCTAATCCACATCTCTCAAATGCTTCTTCTATAAACTCAGCTACATTAGGTTCAAAGTCTGTACTGCCTGAAAGTGCCATTATTCATCCTCTGCGTATAAATTATCAAAGACCCTGTTTACGTCTAACGTGTAGTCTAAATCAGATTTTGAATAATGTATATGTTGAGACGGTTTAAAGTCAGGCGCTCCTTCTCCTGTAACAAACCAAGCGGGATGTGTAACTCTTACTCTATTGTTTGGTAGTGCAACTATATTACCTGTCCATTCACCAGCATCTAACAATTCCATAACATGACTACTTTTATGTTGTGCAGGATCATCTGCTATTTCATTCTCAGCGTAGTCAACCGTAAACATATATTTAGCTGGGAATATTTGACCGTCTATCTTAGCAAGCCAAGGACAAGGAGTTGCTCTATCTATTACATATACTGAATTATTATGTGAAGAACAATCCCAAGGTTGTGCATCATGAACTGACATAGGTTTTGCAAAGTCTTCAACTAACGTATCTGCAACTAGAGCGGTTATTGGCATTCTGGCCCACATAGCGCCCCCATGTATATTACCCTCGTTCCAATCTTCGCAGTTAGATTCTTCTCCGGTAAATATTATGTGAAAACTTAAACACCTGGTAGGCATGGTGGTAACACCAACTGCCATAGCATGAAGGAACTCTCCATGGTATTTTTCGTGATTATGAGTGTACTCTCTTCTTACCCAACATTTGAAATAGGGTATATTACTGTAAAGATAAGCCACTAACTAAGTTAGATCTTCTCTTCTTCTATTAGCAAATCCTGCTGCTACAGATCCACCTTTAGATTTTTTCATGACGGCTCTGCCCTTTGACATTTTCATCATAGTGCCACCTTTTGATTTTTTCATCATGGTACCACCCTTAGACTTCTTCATCATAGTTCCACCTTTGGACTTCTTCATCATAGTTCCGCCCTTAGATTTCATCATTTTTTTTCCGCCTTTTGATTTATAACTAGCCATTATTTTTTACCTTTTTTAGTAGTTGTTTTCTTAGCAGGAGCTTTTTTCTTTGGCATATTGTAATAAATACGGTCATCAGAAACAGACTCATCAGGTCTAACTTTAGCGTCTAACCTTGCTTGTAATTTTGGATCTTCAGATTTTTTCTTTGGCATAATTTTCTCCTAGCTAATAGTTGTAACTTTGCGTTTATCGTTCATGACAGCCCCACACCCTTTAGCTATAAAACCGCCGTTTTTCATTTTAGCACGATTTTGTTTCTTCATAGATTTTTCAATAGCCATACCTCTTTTTGTTTCGTAAGAAGATAATTTACCGTCTTTATCTAAATCTGCTTTCTTTGGATTTTTTAATGTTGTCATAATATTACTTTATCTTAATCTGTTTGCCATAACAATTCCCTGGCCTCTAATTGTAATTGGTCCACCAGTTGCTGCTTTTTTTCTGCCATCTTTCCAACTAATTCTTTTTGGTCCTTTTTTCTTTTTTGCAGCAGAAGTGCATTGCGCCATAGTTGGTCTACATGCTGGGTAACCTCTTTTTTCACCTTTTTTTCTACCGCAGGGTTTGCCTGTTTTGCAATCAACCCACCCTGTTCCTTTATTTTTAGAAAACCAATCTCTAAGTGTTTCTTTTTTAGCCATTATCTTAATCTATCAGCCATTACTATACCTTGGCCTCTGATTGCACCACCAACTGATTTTTTTACTCTTTTTTTACTTTTTCCGTAGTTTGCAGCTCCAACTTTTCTA